CCGCCAGGGCGTTACTTTCAAGCGCCTCAACGAGCGTTACGCTGACACCGGTCAGATTGGCTTCCTCGCCACCAAGCGTGTGGATGCCAAGCTGGTTCTCACCGAAGCTATCAAGGCACTTCAGATGAAGGGCACCGCTTCTGCGTAAAAGTTAGGGGGTGACGGTGATGGATGCTTTGCTTGAAAAAGTAAAACAGAATCTGATTCTTATGCATAGCGAGGACGACGGTTTGCTGAAAGGCTACATCACCGCTGCCACCGCTTATGCAGAGAGTTATCAGCATATCCCGGAAGGACACTATAAAGACCACCCAATGCCGCCTACCACCGAGCAGGCGGTTATTATGCTGTCCTCGCATTTTTACGAATCGAGAGACGGCAGTACGGGTGGTTTCTTCCAGGATAATCCCCAAGCAGCACAGCAGGTATGGAACACGGTCAATCTGCTTTTACGGCTTGACCGAGATTGGAAGGTGTGAGTATGAGTTTTGGTAAAATGAACACCTTTGTCGATATCGTTTCCGTTACCAAGAAGAAGGACAGCGAGGGCTTCACGGTTGATTCTGAGGAAGTCCTCGCTTCTGTCCGTGCCTACAGAGAAGGTCGACACGGCTCACAACGTTGGGCGAACTTGGCGGCTTTCTCCGAAGCCACTGACCTTTTCCGCTTCCGTAGCATTCCCGGCATTGGCGTTACTACCGACCACATCCTTGTTTGCGAGGATGGCAGGTTCGACATCACTTCTGTCGAAGACGTCAAAAGCCGTGGAATGTATGTGGAGGTGCTTGCAAAAAAGGTGGTGAGTACTGTTGGCAAAGGCTGAAGTAATGATGCCGGATGATTTCCTACAAAAACTGTCCAAGTTGGCTGACCGTACTGATGAGATATCCGAGCGTGTTTTGGAAGCCGGAGGTGAGGTTGTTCTTTCCAAAGTAAAGAGTAACCTATCTTCTGTTATTGGCAAAGGGACACAGTTTGAGTCTCGTAGCACGGGTGAACTGGAACGCTCTCTCGGTCTTACGCCTGTGAAGGTCGACCGTGATGGCAATTACAATATCAAAATCGGCTTTTCCGAGCCTCGTTCAGATGGTGGAAGCAATGCGAAAATCGCAAATATTATCGAGTATGGCAGACACGGTCAGCCCGCAAAGCCGTTCTTGAAACCTGCGAAATCTGCATCCAAGACACCGTGCCAAGAGGCTATGAAGCGAAAGTTTCAGGAGGAGGTCGATAAGTTATGAGTATTCTCGCAGATATGCAAAGGATCATAAGCCCCCAGGGCATTCCCATTGAAACGGGAGTGTTTACGGACAAGGCACCCGATAAGTATATCGTCGTCATTCCGCTTACGGATACCTTTGCAGTACACGCAGATAACCAACCCGAAGTTGACGTGCAGGAAGCACGTCTTTCTTTGTATGTCAAAGGCAGTTACACCAAGGAAAAGAACGCACTTGTTCGTGCCTTGCTTGCTGCCGACATTACCATAACCGGCAGACAGTATGTCGGCTATGAAACCGAGACCGGCTACCATCACTACAACATTGATGTGGCCAATCACTACGAAATGGAGGAATAACCTATATGGCAACTATCGGTCTTGATAAACTCTTTTATTCCAAAATCACCGAGGATGCCGAGGGTAACGAAAGCTACGAAACTCCCAAGCAGCTTGCCAAGGCTATGACCGCAGACCTTTCTGTGGAATTGGCTGAAGCGACGTTGTATGCCGATGACGGTGCTGCCGAAATCGTTAAGGAGTTCAAAAGCGGTACGCTTTCCCTCGGTGTCGATGACCTGGGCGGCAGCGTTGCTTCCGATCTCACTGGTGCTACTATCGATAATAACGGTGTAGTCGTTTCCACCGCAGAGGACGGCGGCACTCCCGTTGCTATCGGTTTCCGTGCCAAGAAGTCTAACGGCAAGTACCGTTACTTCTGGCTGTACCGTGTAAAATTCGGCATTCCTGCCACCGCACTTGCTACCAAGGGTGATAGCATCACCTTTAACACTCCCACCATTGAGGGCACTATTATGCGTCGTAACAAGGTGGATGGTGCCGGGAAGCATCCCTGGAAGGTCGAGGCTACCGAAGGTGACAACGCTATCAAAGCGGAAGTTATCACAAACTGGTACAAGCAGGTGTACGAACCCAGCTACGCTTCTGCCACTCCCGCAAAGACAGAATAAGGAGGTCTTGATTTATGGATAAGGAACGCACCGCAACTATCCTCATCGGTAATGAGGAACACACTCTCTTGCTCTCCACCAAAGCTACCAAGGAAATCGCTGCCCGTTACGGTGGTCTTGAGAACCTGGGTGAAAAGCTGATGAAGAGTGAGAACTTTGAAATGGCTATCGGTGAAATCGTATGGCTCATCACTCTGCTTGCCAACCAGAGCATTTTGGTTCACAACATTCAGCACAAGGATGAACCCCGCGACCTGCTCACTGAGGAGTATGTGGAAATTCTCACTACTCCGGCAGACCTCGCTACCTTTAAGGTGGCAATCACCGAGGCTATGTTTAAGGGCACCAAGCGTAATATTCAGAGCGAAGATGACCCAAAAAACGCGGCGGTCGAGTAAGTGACGAAGAGTTATTTACTCGACTTTTATATTACGGCATCGGTCAGCTTCATCTTTCCTGGGATGAAGTGTGGCTGATGCCGTTTGGTTTACTCCTTGACCTTTGGGAGTGCCACAAACAGTACACTGGCATCGCCAAGCCGAAACGGGAACGCTTCATTGATGACATTGTCCCGGACGGAATCTGACGAAAGGTGGTGGTTAAATGGCAGATAACTTCGGTCTAAAGATCGGGCTTGAGGGTGAAAAGGAATTCAAGAAAGCTCTGGCGGATATCAATCAGAGTTTTAAGGTTCTCGGCTCGGAAATGAAGGTCGTTGAGTCCCAATTTGGAAAGAACGATAATTCTGTCGAGGCCCTCACCGCCCGTAACCAGGTACTAAACAAGGAAATCGAGGCTCAAAAGCAGCGAATCGAAACGCTCCGTGCTGCTCTTGAGAACGCATCGACCTCTTTCGGTGAGAACGATAGGCGTACCCAAAACTGGCAGATTCAGCTTAACAACGCTACTGCCGCCCTTAACAATATGGAGCGTGAACTCCAGGACAATAACGATGCTATCGACCAAGCCTCCCGCGAGTTCGATGACGCAGAGGATAAAGTCGACGAGTTCGGTGATGAGGTTGAAAACGCGGGAGAACAGAGTGACGATGCCAGTGGCAAGTTCTCTGGTCTCGGCACGGCTTGCAAAGCTGCCGCCGCTACCATTGCCGCCGCCTTCGCAGCCGTTTCCGCTGCAGCCATTGCCGGAGGTAAAGCCCTTATTGAGATGACCAAGGAGGGTGCGGCTTATGCCGATACTGTTCTTACTGAATCCACGGTAACGGGTATTGCTACCGACAAACTCCAGGAGTATATGTACGCTGCTGAATTGGTGGATGTATCGACCGATACGCTCACCAAGTCAATGGCAAAACAAATCAAGTCCATGAAGGCTGTGCAGGACGGCACCAAACTGTCTGTAGAAGCCTACGATAAACTTGGAGTTTCGGTAACCAACGCTGATGGCAGTTTGCGTGACTCCGATACTGTGTATTGGGAAGTCATCGATGCACTCGGCAAGGTTGAAAACGAAACCGAGAGAAACGCCCTGGCAATGCAAATCCTCGGCAAGTCTGCCCAGGAACTGAACCCCCTTATTGAGGCGGGAGCAGGACGAATGAACGAACTCGGTGAACAAGCCCGTGCTGCCGGTTATGTGGTCAGCGATGAAATGCTGAACGCTTATGGTGCATTGGATGACCAGTTGCAGTATCTGAACGTGGGTGCTACCGCAGCCAAGAATGCTCTCGGTACGGTTCTGCTCCCGGTACTGACCGACCTTGCAACAGAAGGCAACGCACTGCTTGGTGAGTTCACAAACGGCATTCTTGATGCCAACGGTGATATCAGCAAGATGTCCGATGTCATTGGTGAGATCCTCCCCAAAGTCCTCGATATGATTATGGAGTTCTTACCCGAACTCTTGGAAATCGTGGGTGAAATCGTAGGCTCTTTGGCACAGGCACTTATTGACAATCTACCGACAATTATCGACACGGCTTCCGAGATTATTTTCGCATTGCTGACGGGGTTAATTGAAGCCTTACCCCAAATTGCGGAAGGTGCCCTACAACTGGTTATGGCTCTTGTGAGTGGTATCCTTGAGAACCTTCCGCTGTTATTGGATACGGCTTTGCAGGCAGTTGTTACCCTTGCTACGGGTATCGCAAATGCCCTGCCCACATTGATCCCCACCATCATCCAAGTGGTCATCCAAATCGTTCAGACCCTCATTGAGAATCTGCCGATGATACTGGATGCCGCCTTGCAACTGATTATGGGGCTTGCCCAGGGTATCCTTGATGCACTGCCTATCTTGATTGCGGCGTTGCCGGAAATCATTATGGGCATTATCAATTTCATCTTGGATGCCATTCCGCAAATCATCGAAACAGGTATTCAGCTTCTGACTTCTTTGGTGGCGGCGCTTCCCGAAATCATCATCGCAATCGTGGAGGCAATCCCGCAGATTATTGATGGTATCATCACAGCGGTGTTGGAAGCCATACCGCTTATCATTCAAGCAGGTATCGACCTCTTGATTTCGCTCATTCAGGCTTTACCGCAGATTATAACGACCATTGTAAATGCCATTCCGCAGATAATCTCCGGCATTATCAACGCAGTAATCGGCAACATTCCGCTTATCATCAAGGCGGGTGTTGACCTCTTTATTTCGCTGATCAAGAACTTGCCGACCATTATCGTGGAAATCGTAAAAGCCGTACCGCAGATTATTGCGGGTATCGTTAAGGCTTTCGGCTCACTCTTTGGTGAGATGGCAAAAATCGGTGGCAACATCGTAAAGGGTCTGTGGGAAGGTATCCAGGGACTTGCTTCCTGGCTGTGGGACAAGGTGTCCGGGTGGATTAGTTCTATTTGGGACGGCATCTGTGACTTCTTTGGTATTCACTCTCCGTCTGATGAGATGGCCTGGGTCGGTGAAATGCTTGTCAAAGGTCTGTCCGGCTCCATTGATGCCAACGGTGGTGAAGCCGTAAAGGCAGCCG